AGAGATCTTTGTGGTAAACAATACTCAAAGATTTCATCATACAATTCTTCAAACTCTCGTCTTACTGACAAAGCTTTCTCGTATTTCTTTACAATTATTTCAGCAGAATCGTAATTCATTATTCATCATATTCATTATAAAAACCGATACCACCACCAGAACCTTTTAATAGACTTCTTCTGCCAGTACCTTTTCTTTTTCTTGTAATATTTTCTTCAAGAACATCTTGTCGAGCATCTTCTCTTTCTGCTGATTCAATTTGTTTTTGAGATTCCCTAGCTTCATCAGCATCTTTTTCTGCTTGAGTTGGCTCTGGAGGTCTACTGCTTCCACCACCTATACACATATGTTCTCCTTTACATTCTTGCCCATAGTCCTTGTCGTCTAGGCATCTTAGGTTGTCTTTTAAAAACATCATACTCTGCTCTTGCGTTAAATGCTTCTATTTTTTTATTCATACCTAACACTTGCCTACCTTCACCTGCACCCAACATTAGATACTGCATAGCATCATGTATGTGTGAGTATCGGTCTTTCAAAGGTTTATCATCATATCTCTCTCCAGAAACCTGAAGTCTACGATATTGATAACCCCCTTCAAATCCTTTTACCAATTCTTTACACCTAAAGTCAATTAAAATTCCAGATAATCCATCTACCATTCTATTTAATACAGATGCAACAGACTCAATTCTTAATGACACATCATTAGTAGAAGTAGGTCTAGCAGTCAATCCTGCACCTCTTAATACTTGAAAAGCTGTTGATTCATCAGTCTGCGCCCTAAAGTCACCTGAGGGGTCGCCAAATATATTTACATCTAAATTTGAATATCGTGTTGCAATTTCAGAACGTAACAATTCTGCAAATCTAACAATGCCCATATCAAAAGCCACAATCTCTTGAAGTATTAACCATCTTCCTCTTACCTTTTGCCCAAACACAGCAGCAGGAGTAAGACCAAAATCAAGACCAATATACAATGGTACACCATCTGCTACGGGTATTTCTTCTTTTGAAACATGGGTATCAGCTACAAACATATTATAAACTGGTTTACCATCTTGAATAGAACCTAATCGATTCATTACATAGACATCAATCCATGACTTTGTTTTTCCTTGAACTAAGTTTGGATAATAGGTTTCTAAAATATTATTTATATTTTCTGCTTTATTATTTTTCTTATAACTTATAACAGTACCATCTTCATCTTTTTCTTCTATCATTCCACTAGGTTGTGTAAAGAATTGCCAGTTATCAGGTTTAACTAACATTCTTGATTCTTCAACAGTTATGTGGTCTGGTACTGGAACTTCACCTGACATGATTGACCACCAATGGTCCTCCTCAGGACTGTTGGTATCACAGATAACACCTGACCAAGTTGCACCACCATCTTTGACAGAAGGATATCTTCCAACTCTCATAGTACAAGCATCTATAATTGACTTGGGTATTTCTCTTGCTTCATTAACCCAAACACCAGTTAACTCTAATGACAATAATTTTTTTACATCTTCAGGTCTATCAAGAGCAAGAAATATAATTTCCATATCTAAATCACCTTGCTTGATATAGTGAGTATAAGGTACTGACCAAGTAAACTTACCCCATTCATTTTCAGGAAACCAATCAAGCCAAGTCTTTATTGTTGTTGTTCTAAGTTGTGGGTTGGTGTTTCTGATGACTGCCCATCTGCTTTTTCTTTTACCATGCTTATCTTTTTCTTGCATTAAGCATCTTCTAAAGACTTCAATAGAACAAGCAACAGATTTGCCACTACCAACTGGTCCTCTTATTCCACGAAAGAAAGTATTATCTTTCATAAAATTTTTTAAAACTTGACCATCAGGTTTATACTTAAATTGTATCAATGTGTGTGTTCTTTCCTACACGAATTAATTTTTCTACAACTTCAGGACCAATAGTTGCAATAACTTTATCGGCTTCTCTATCTGTACAAAATTGTTCTGGATGATGTTTAAGATGAACTCGTTTTACAACTAAACGCAGTATTCTTCTTTCCTCAGGTTTTAAAATATGTAAGAAGCTCATTTTAAATTATTCATTTGTGTCAGCAACAATACCCATTATTTCATCCATGTCTATTGTTTTCATTTTATTTTTCATTTTAGAATATGCTGCTTTTGGACTCATTCCACCTCTTACATACTCTAAAAAAAAATTTTTTGCTATAGGTCTTAAACCTTCATAGCCAAATTGCTTATCATCATTTATTGCTTGAACTAATTTTTGCACTTCTTCTTGTTTTTTTGTTTTTAATAAAGTTCTTTTTTTTGGTATTGCCATTATAAAGTTCCTTTCAAATATATTGCAAGATAATATACACCTATGCCACCTAACACAACTGTTATTGTTACAACTAAAAATTTTAAAATAGCATCTCTTTGTCTAGCTTGTATCTCTAATTGTTTTTTATGTTCGGCTCTTGCCCTTGCTATTGTTGCTTGTAATCTTTCCCATTGACCATGAGAACCATATAATTGAAACAAAGAACGAAGTTCTTTTTTTAATCTAGCTTGTTCTTCTTCTTTAAAGTGTTGTTCAATAGCAGTATCCATAATGCCACCGAAGATAGACTTCTTCTTTCTTTCTTTGCCAAAACCTAACTCGGCTTCTGCCTTTGCATATTTTTCAATAGCAGATGAAGCACTTGCCAAATCTCGACCCATCTCTACACATTTCTTGATTGCACCATGAGCAGCAGTCAATGCACCAAATGCAGATATAGGGTCTATCATTACATACTCCTATGAGAAAGTTCTATAGCTTTTCGTTTTTCGTGCAACCTTTTTGGGTTGTTTAGATACTTGTTTACCTTTTCTAATTGCTCTGCGTTTAGCAGCCGTAGTGGCTTTGTATTCAGAGTCAGAAAGAGCCGTAATCGCTTTTTCAGGTAAATAACGTTCACCAGTTGCCTTACTCCCTTGTGTACTAGGTTTACCTGATTTGGTTCTCCATTTTTGTTTTGTCCATGCACGAAGCGACCTTTGTGATTTCTTCATTGCCATTAGGAAGTATATCCTCCACCTTTGGCTTTATATTGTTTAGCTAACATTTGCGCTTTACGAGCAGACCATTGACCAGACCTGCCACCTTTATTACTCGCTTTAATCCTATTAAAGAGAGCTTTACGCATGGCAGGTTTAGTATAGTTACCTGCTTTGTTAACTGTACTTTTGCTCATTTCTTTTTCTTAATTGGTTTTTTCTTTATAGGTGTTGCCATTTTTTTAGCAGCTTTTGGTGGTCTGCCCTTTTTACTTCCATAAGTTCCTTTACCCATTGGCATAGTTCTCTCCTTTTCTAGTTGATTGAGTTTACCCTTTAGACTTCTTGTTTTTATTGCGTTTACTAATTGCTTTAGCTTTCGCCCTAGCATCTGTTTTAGACGAAGCACCCCATGCTTTAAGCGAGAGAAGCAATCTTGTAGGTTTGCCTTTAGCATCTCTTTCTGGTCCTTTCATGTTTCCCATTCGAGCAAGAAAACTTGCCCTTCTTGGATTATCCCCAGACTTAACTGGAGGTTTTAAAGTTCCTTGTTTATAAGAGTCACGACCTTTTTGGTTTAAACCTCCTTTAGGGTTCTTGCCTTCTTTTCTAGTCCATGCTTCTGTTCTAGCCATGTCGTACCTTTCGTAAGAAAAATGTTTGTATAAGAGGGGTTGTTGTAGGGTGGTTACACTTTTTTAACCCCCCTTGCCCACTATAGTCATCAGTCGTTCTCATACTAGACTGTTACGATAGAAACACATTATCATCATGTCAAGTCTATTGTTACTTGTATGTCACCACTTACCAAGTGCATTGACTTATCTATCGGTTTATAACCTGCTCTATCTAGTATGTCTTTACTAGCTTCAAGCTGAACATACTCTGATTTAGCTGATGTTGATAAGTCTAGTACTTTCTTACTGGCTATCGTAGCATTAAGTCCAATACTCTCTCTTATCCTTTGTTGCATATATTCTTGTATATGTGGCAATCTCAAAGTCTTACTGGCTGTAACTCTACCTGATTCACCTTTTGCATATCCTGCCACCTCACTAGCTTTTTTGACACTACAACCATTTGCTACAATCGTATCAACCAGTAACCTCTGTTTCTTAGTTATTCTTCTTTGTGTCAACATAAACACCCCCTTACCCCCTCTTTTATGAACATCCAAAAATCACTTGTCAAGGGTATTTTATTCTTCTGTAAAATCAATAGCTTACACACAAACAAAACACAAAGCACACGGGTGGAACTACATTTGCCTTATTTCTTTTAGTCAGTATCACCTAATGTGATTTTATTTTTAAGACGAGCTTTGTATCACAACTATTTAGAGAGTGGGTTGCTGTGTGTGTTGATAGGTCTTTTGTTACACTCTAATTTAAATGGGAAGTGGATAACCCAAGCATTGTCAAAGAAGGCAAAGCTTGTTTGACTATCGGTTCTGCTGAGAGAGGGTATGCCTTCTTTTCTGTGCTTGGCTAACACCCATTTAAATTACACACTCTAAATAGCAATGATTCAAAGTGCAGGGCATCTTAAAAATAAAATAACATAAGGAGATACAAGAAGATCGGAAAAAATAATTCAAATGAAGTTCTTTATAATATTACTAAAGAAGTACTTGATATTATAAACTGGAAACAATTTGATGCACCAGAGCAAAGAACAAGAATGTCTGGTGAAGAAAATCCATATTATAACAAGGATGCTGTTTTCTTTCTTGGAGGAATACTTAACCAGATTGGTTGGAGTTTAAGAAGTAAGGAAACATACTTATCTAAACTTG